GTTGTCGAAGTCGAGCATCTGCGGCGCTGGGCCGAGGGTCGACAGCTCCCACGACGGCATCTGGAGCATCATCGCCTTGCTGCGCGGGCAGAAGGGGGCGCTGATGATCTTCATCGGGCCGTTCGCACCATCGTACTCGATGGCCTTGAACGAGATGCCGGCGATGTTGCTCTGGACGCGGTCATAGACGATGTCCGTACCGAGCGACTTCTTGAGGTTCTGGAGGTCGAGCGGATTGACCATGATGGTGTCGGGGTAACCGACGCCCTGAATGGCAACCTTACCCTCGGCTTCCATGAGGGCCTCGTTCATCGGGAGACCCGTTGCGTTGAGGCGCTGGCCGGCAAGACGCACGCGGTCTTGCGTACGGTCAAGCGTCCAGAACGGCGTCGCGGACACGCTTGCCGGGATCCACGCCTGCACGCCGGTCACAGGACCCTGGGCCGAGTTGCCGGTGGTGAAGGTGCCGGAGCCAGGAGCCGCGACGTAATCGCCACGACGAACAATGCCATTGCCGGCCGCTGGCGAGAGGGAGTTGAACGCAAGGCTCGTCTGAAGCGCGCCAGCCGCGTTCGAGACCTGGAACGAGCCCGTGTCGCGGTTGATCGAGAAGACGTATGCACCCTGGCCGCTCGACGGGCTGTCGCTCGGCGTCGAGCTTCCGAACTCGGCACCGCCGACCACGAGGCCGAGCTTCATGCCGATCGAGAAGTAGACGATGTCAGACGGCGTCGCGAGCTGGATCGTCGCCGTGCCGCTCGTCCACGAAGCAACGGTTCCACGGACGCCCGTGCCGTCGCCAAAGAGCTGGAACTCAAGCTCGGCAAGCTCGTTCGTCGAGACGCCGTCCGTCTCCTGGTTCCAGAGGTCCACGAGCGCACCAGAGGTGCGCACCGCAGCCTTCATGGTCTCGCCATCCATACGGAGGAGACCGTAGTGCTTGGTGCGGTAGACCTGGAAACGCTTGTACGAGCCGCCGCCACCGTTGAGACCGCCCTTAGCGACGCCCTGCGCGGTGGTGAAGTCGTAGCTCGATCCCTGCGGACGCTCGTTCTGGAGCGCCACGACGCGGAAGTCGCCGTCGAAGTTGGTCGTCTTCTTGACGAGCGAGAGGAACGGGAAGTTCTTGTAAAGCGCCTGGGGGATCGCGCCGTCCGGGTACTTCGTCTTGAGGATTGCTTGGATTGCAGCGTAGGTGGGGTTAGAGCCAGTGCCAGCCATGATTTACTCCGTCAGTTCGGTGATTGGTTGAGTGCCTTTTTAACTGCGGCCTTGAGGGCATCCTTCTGCTCATCGGCTGAAAGTTGCCCAAACGGCTTGCCAGTTGTCCGCACTTCGCTGGCAGCCTTCGTCGTAAGGGTCTTCGCTGCGGGCTTCTTCGCCGCCACAGGGACCGCGCCGCCGAGCTTTCGCAGGCGGGTTCGATACTTGTCTTCGAGCATCTTGATGACGTCCAGGTCATCAACGTCTTCGTCCTCGCCCGCGATGCGCTCGGCAACACGTTGAGCCTCGGTCCAGAGCGCGTCCGGGTCGTCCTCGAACATGTTGTAAAGGGTCGGGAAGTCCTTCTTCGTGACCATGTCGAGGAATTGATTCCGCGCCTCTTGGTACTGGCGCTGGACGCTCTGCTCCTCTTCGCGATCCTTGACAGCCTTGCGCTCTTCCTTCAGCTCACGAAGCTCCGCGCGAAGCTCATCGATCTCGGAGACCACGCGGTCATCCGAGCCGTTCATCTCGCGCAGGCCCGCGTCAATCAGGTCCTGGAACTCAAGACCGAACTCCTTGAACGTGGAAATGGGCTTGCGGCGAAGCTTCTTGAAGATGTCTTCCGCAACCTGCTGCTTGGTCTTGTCGTTCTGCGCAAGAGCCTCTTCGAGCTTGGCCTGGAACTCCTTTGCCTTGGTCTCTGCCTTGGCAACGCGGCGCTCGGCCTGCTTGCGGATGATGAAGAGGTCTTCATCCTCGGCCTTGGCTTCCTCAGGAGCCTCTTCCTCGGTCGCTTCCTCCTGCGGCTCTGGCGCAGCGTCGTCAGCCGCAGCTTCCACGCTCTCCGTTTCGTCGGCAGGCGATTCAGCATCCTGGCTGTCAGGCGTGCTCAAGGACGACTTCAATGGCTGGTCGTCGCTGGTATTATTGGCGATGACGGTATCTGCCGCCTGCCGCATCTTGGCTACAAGATCATCACTCATTGTGGTTCCTCCGGTGGTGCGCCCGGCGGAGCAGCTCCAGGCTGCGGCGCCGAGGCTTGGGCCTGGGCAGCTGCCTGCTGGGCCTCAAGTTCTTGCTTGCCCTGCTGAAGGAGGGCTTCAATCTCCGACAGGTACTGACGCAGCACAGTGAGGCGCTTCTCTGCGACGCCATCAACGCGAGCCTTGTTGTAGTGCCTGCGCGCTCGGTCGAACGCGAGCGGGAGATTCAGGTATTTGTCAGGCGAGACGTACTTTTGACCACGGAGAATCATGGCCACGGCCTTGTCGACCACGTCCACGTCCGAGGTTTCAAGGTCCCGCGACGCATCGACGTCTGGGATCTCCAGAAGCGAGAACGCCTCCTCCTTGGACGTGATGAGTTTTCGGTCCATGAGCTCGATGACCTCGGAAAACCGAGCTGCTTTGCTCATCGAGAGCGCGCTAACAGGCTCGCAGACCAGGACGAAGTCGTCGCGGTCCATGGCCACATCGGACCAGTTGATCCGCTCAAGAGCCTTCTTGCTTGGCGCAAGGACGGACACTTCTTCGCCTGAATCTACTGCATCGATGCACGCATCGACGATAAGCCAGCCAATATCTACGTGGAACTGGCGAACGGCCTCGTGGGCGACGCGAAAACGCGCGTCTTCCATGTCGTCATAGACGCTTAGCGCGCGTCCAGACGCTTGGCGGAGTCCAGCAGGAAGTAGAGACTGAGCAGCCAGCTCAGAGATGCCTTCGTATCGCAGCATGTTCTGCGCGATGGCGTCCTTGTAGGCATACGTGTCCGGGTGGACAGGCTGCGGATTGAAGACCTGAGGCGGAGAGCCCGAATACTCGAAGAACGTGCCGACATCGTTGTCAATCTTGGTCTTCCCGAGCGTTCCGGCCTGGATTGCGATGTGGCTACCGCCCATGAGGTGGTGCGCAACTTGGATTTTCTCCGACAGACGGTCGTATTCATCCTGTGCAGCAGCCAATTCGAGCGCCATCGACGGCCCGTAGAAGCCGGAGAGCACGGAATTGATACGCAGGAAGGCCAGGCCAGCGTTGTCGCTGCGGATCCAGTCGGAAATCTGCAGAACGCCGCTCGAAAGCGAGATGATCCGACGTCCATCTTCCGCGCCACGAGCAGAAGCCAGGTGCGTGGCTTCGTACACGAGGATCTGGTCGCTGAAACGACCGCTGTTCATGTACGCGGAGTCGTTGTCGGCGGGCTTCGGGGCCGTCAGGATAGCGTTTCGGCGCTCCGCAGTCGTACCTGCGAGCGATTCGTCATCCACTCCGAACGTGGCGAGCACCACCGAGCGGTCCATGTAGCATCGGTGGTAGAAACAGCGGGGCGTACCATACCGGGCCTCGGCCTCGGACACGAGCAGGTCGAAGATCGGGACGCGCTCGATCTGCAACTTGCCGTTGGCGAAGTAGACCTTGACCGCTGCGGTGCCGAAAACCAGCACGTCGAGCAGGATTTGGGGGAAAGTCTTGTAGTACTGCGCCGAGTAGAAGGCGCCCTGGAAGAAGCGGTCGAGCTGCTTGGCCCGGTCTCGCTGAATCCAGTCTCCACCGATGGTTTGCGACGACGGGACCGGCATCGTGCGGGCCAACTTGGCCTGCATGGTGTGGATTGCGTTGCGCAGGACGTTGAAGCTGACGCGCTCGTCGTAGATGTTCTTGACCGGCATGCCGAACATGCGGAGGTCCGTGCCGTAAACCTCAGCGGCACGCTGCCACATCTCGCGACGGTACACCGTCTCGTTGCGGATCGAGTTAATCGTCCCAACGACAGCGTCGGCTTGCGTGTTGTCTCCCTGCTCAAGAAGCCACCACGCGTCCGTCGTGTCCAAAATGGATGCCATTATGGGCAATCATCTGCGGATCTAGGTACAAGTCAAGAAGTTTTAGCTACGAAACCTGAATGATTTTCGACCCTTGGCTCGCGAATTATTCTCAATTCGTGTCCATATCTTTTTCTCGTCTTCCGTAAACCCCTGATAACCTTCCTCGAATTGGCGCTGCTGCTCTGTCTGCTGCTGCTCGTGCCATCGGGTGAGGGCCATGCAGATTGCGGGCGCGTAGTCGGCGTGTCGACCATCGTTGGACTTGAGCAGATCGATGCTGACGCCGGTCGAGTTGTACCTACGGACAACGCGCTGGAGGTCCTGGCGGATGGTGGTGTCGGGCGGAAGCTCGACTTCTCCAAGTTCGAACATGGTTCGGAGCGTGAGGTATCGCTTGGTGCGCTCGGTAGACGTCCAGACGTGAGGCACGAGGACGAGTCCGACCTGGTTGGCGAGGTCTCGAAGGGCATCGCCCATGTACTGGTCACTATCAAGTACGGTAACTCGATAGGCTTTGAGTATGTGTGCGATCTCTTCGAGGACGGCAGCAGGGCGAAGAGGGTTTGCGGCGCTGCCGGTCCACTGCATGCCGAGGACGACGCGCTTCTTCTTGATGCCGGAGCCGGTGGCGACGACGAGTGTGAAGCTGTTGCCACGGGTAGCGGGGTCGATAGCTGCTGTGTATTGGACGCCAGGCTCTGGCGGCAGCATGATGTGGGTGGCGCGCGTAGCGGAGTCGAGCATGCTGGCCGTGAAGAGGTTCTCTTCTGGGTCGGCGAACTCGGCCTCGATGTCGGTGCGGTAGATGCGCGGGTCTCGCTTGGCGATCTCCAGCTTGTCTGGCGTCCAGATAATGGGCGCCATGTCGTAGGCTGGGGCTTTGACGACGACGCAGTCGCGGTCGGGCTTGCCCCACCGTTCCTTGACGAGGTCGTAGAGGAAGCCCATGGGAGCCCAGGGGCTGGAGATGTAGACGAGCTGGGCTCCGGGCAGGATGCGTAGGAGAACGGCGTCGCGCAGGTCGTTGACGGAGACAGCGGCGTCGTCTGCGCCCCAGCGTGCGACCTCGTCGAGGATGACTCCGGCGGACCAGCGGGCGACGAGGGACGAGCCGGCTTTGGAGGAGGCGACGACTTTGATCTCGACGGGACGGCCCGAGGGATGCCGGACCATCATGGTGTCAGCCGTTGGGGTTTCGAGGACGAGCTTCGATAGCAGTGGCGAGGCCATGGTACGGCCGACGACGTGCCCGAAGACGACGTCCGCGAGGTCCTTCGAGACGGAGACGATGGAGATGCGTGGGATCTCGCCGGGGCCAAGCCGGCTCAGGTCAGCCCGTTGCGACCAGTGGATTGCAAGACCTGCTGAAGAGAGGCTCTTAGCCGTACGGATGCCAGAGACAATGGCGAACTCTGAAGGCTTGACCACTGGTGGAGCGCAGCCTCCAAAAGCTCGCAGTACGCGTGGGTCGTCCGCAAGTTCGCCCAGAGCACGGCCATCAACAGCGCGTGCGATAGCTCGTTGAAGGGGGCTGGCAGTAGTAAGGCCAAACCCCAGAGGAGAGGTAAGCATGCCCTCAAAAGTGCTGAGGTCTTTCGCTGCCAGTTGCTCACGTACGGCCTCCTCGAACTTGGAGAGGGTGGTCTCAGCTTGCGTCTTTGCGGGGGCGACCACGTCGGCGGAACGGCTTGGCTTCTTCAACGGCAGGCTCCTTTGTGGCACCCTGTGACTCAACGAGTTCAATCAGGGGGCGCTCGATGGTGTTGCCGAGG